TGCACCGCCAACACTATTCTGTGAATCTTTCCAAATCTTGTTAATTGCTATCAGTCCATTGGTATATGGTGTTCCCACTTCCTTTGATGTTGCTATTCTCGGAAAGATTGGCTTGAATGTTGAACTGATTCCCGCTGCGTCAAACATCGGGTTTCCAACCTTGCTCTGCAAACTCTTCCAAGACTGAATACTTCCGATTGAGTCCCAAATGAAAAGGATTGGCATTGGGATATTTCCTTCTGCCTGCTCGTCAAGAAGCGTGTTGATAATGTAGCCAATATCTTCAATTACAGCAACAGTTCTCTTCTTGCTTACTTTCTTTCCTTGTGAATAATCCATATCACCACAGAACTCACAAATCTTCTTTGGAGTAAATAATAGAAAATCGCCTTCCCAATCAACAATTTCTTCAACGCCCGTCTCTTTGTTCACTCCATATACAGGAGTAATATCCATTCCGCAATCTTTAGCATATTGGAAATCAAAGTTTCCTTCTGTCTCAAAAATTACTGGGAGAATGCCTTGACGCATTGCCGAAGCAATTGCCAAATTCTTCAGCGTTGATTTTCCCGTGTCACTCCAACCACGTATCACACATGTTCTGCCAAGTGGAAAGCCAGGAAGTCTTGTCGCTTCTTGGAATGCCTTTGGCATAAGTACCCATTCTAACTCTTTATCCGCAACCTTGTTATTCTCTTCGCCTAAAAAACTTCTCTTGAAATCTTTTACGCTAAACTTTACTTCCTTCTTCTTTATCGGTGCTTTCTTTAATGGTTGTGCCATATTAGTTTTTTTTATTTTTTTTCCTTATTATATAACGGATGCCCCGTATTTTCAAAATAGCATTTTCTACAGATAGACATATATCTGTCGTCTCCGCCAATCTCAACTTGGTTGCCGTCGGTAACAATTTCCCTATTCGAATTTATCCTTGCATTAAAGATTGTCTTGCTACCGCAATAGCAACTTGACTTTATCTCTTCTATGCTATCCGCAATCTCAAACAATCTTTTAGAACCAGGAAATAACTCACTCCTAAAATCTGTCCTTAATCCATAACATAATATGTTAATGCAGAATCTATCCGCCAATGCTGCCAATTCTTCAACTTGCTTTGGTGTCAAGAATTGTGCTTCATCAATCAAGAGCCACTTTAACGGGTCCACAACATCTCTGCAATAATCGGAAATTATTTCAAAAATATTGTCAGTCGGCAAAATATTTACGCACTCTCTGTCGCCTAATGCACGAGAGTGTATAACACCTTCGCCGTCCCTGTTGTCTATTGAACTTTTAAGGATTAAGAATTGTATTGAATGTTCTTGGAAATTATGGGCGGTGGCTAAGAGATGTAAACTCTTGCCACTCCCCATACATCCATAAAGAAATTTTAACCTTCCATGCTCACACATTTAATGAAACTTTTTAAAAAGGCAAGTCGCTGTCATTAACTGAAATAGAAGCAACAAAATCATTGTTAGTTTCTGTCTTAGTTACATTTTCTTGAATTGTCTTATTTGCTTCAGAGATGTCTTCATTTGCTTTTTCTACTTTCTCTTTGCGTCCGTTTTCATACTCTTCCTTATCTACCCAAACGCCATTTGCCTTGTCGAACCAAGGAATTCTCATCTCTGAAACGAGTTTAAGATACTCATATGGCTTGCAAGTAAATACGTCCTGCCATCTCTTCTTGTCAAAAATCCACGCTTTCATCTGCTCAACATTATTTGAAAGTGGACTTCTCTCGCTGTCGTCTACAATTGTAGGTGCAGAAGTTCCTTCGGCAGTAATGGTTACGATAAGGTCACGTCCTTCATAAATGTCCAAAATGTTTTCTGTCTTACCCTTCTTCTCGGCAGACTCTTTTCTAAACTTATAAAGATTCTTAATTGTGTTGTATGGGTCAGTACCATCATTACGAATGTTAAACTTCCAAAACTTAACGCCTTCATCTTCCTTGCCACGCTCAATGCATCTTACAATAACGGCTTCACGTTCCTTGTTTGCAATTGAATCTTCTTGATGCTGTTTTTTCTTTATCGGGTCAGTCTCTTTCAGAGATTCCTGATAAGCCTGATAGTTAAGTTCACAGAAAGGACACTTATTTCCTAACAACTCATGGTCAATGTCTTCTGTCTTGCGGAGACAAATGTATGACTTATACGGCTTTTGGCCAGGCTGTACCATTTCCTTTGGCACTTGTACATTATGTACGTGGATTTTTACAAATGGATTACCTGTTTTCAGGTCCATAGGAAGAAGGCGAATAATCAATGTTTTTTCCTTTTCGCCGTCTGCTAGACGAACATTCAGATAGTTCTTTTCGTCAAAATTAGAATTTTTTGTAGTTTTAGAATCGTTTTTGCTATCAAAAACAAATGATTCAGGATTAATGTTTGGCAAATCAATTAAATTTCCCATAAGTTTAAAGTTTTATAAAAATTATTTAAAAAATTAAAGAATAAATCTTTATTGCAAATATACAAAAATAAAATTAAAAAAGCAAAAAAAGAGCCGATATTTCACGGCTCTCCTTGCTTAAAAGTTTAAGATGTCACGAAGCCCCATCTTGCCGTCAAACTCTTTTGCAATTGAGTTATAGTCGGTAAAATTGTCTATGTCGGCTTTCGTTATCTTATACTGTGGGTCGTCTGCACCGTTTTCATCACTTTCTGCACTGTAATTCTCAGGCGCATAATTGTTCATATACTCGTTTGGAGTCATTTCATAAGGGGCAGACTTGGTTGAACGCATTGTAAGTCTCTGCATAGGGGTTGGATTTCTCTTTTCAATCTCGCCCTTCAAAGAGCCTAAATACTCGTTAGTGTGAGTATCTATGCTGTCAATGCGTTTTTCTATGCTGTCAAGAGAACCTAACAATTTTTCAAACTTTGAAGCCAATGCGTCAATTTTCTTTTCAGTCTTTTCTTGAGAGTTGGTAAGGTCGTCAACGTCAATCACTTCTTCGTCTTCTCCGCCCATATTAGGGTCCTGTGGCATATTAGAACCTTGCTGTTGCATATTAGGGTCTCCACCCATTCCGTCAAGTCCCGCATTAGGGTCAACACCCTGTGGCGCAAATCCTTCTGGGCTAACATCAGCATTTGGGTCACCGCCCATAGGAGCACCACCCATACTTGGGTCTCCGCCCATTTCTGAGTCGCCACCCATAGGAGCACCGCCGCCCATTGGGTCACCGCCCATAGGTGCGTCACCACCCATTCCTGGGTCGCCGCCCATAGGAGCACCGCCACCCATTGGGTCTTCGCCTGCTTCTTGCATATATCCTTCAGAAGCATTTGTATATTCTAAAATACAGCGTTTAAACTTTTTCTTGTAGTCCTCTTTAAGTATCATAGCAAAATTAGTCAGTAAGAACTTGCCTATTGTCTTCGGTAAGTATTATTTTTGATGACTCGGTTCTTTCAATAAGTCCTCTGTCTTGCTTAACGCGTTTTACTTCAGGAGCAATTGCTTCAACTGCTTCTTCTGCTGCTGTAACTTGTTCAACTGTTAACATGTCTTTAGTTTTTTTTACTTTTTTATTCTTAGGTTTAGCCACAACATCGCCTTTCTGTTCCTTGTGTTTCTTCGCTTCGGGTTTAGAAACAGAAATCTTAGGAACAGTGTAATTTTTCTTCAATCTTTTATGTACAAAACGTAAACCCATAAAAAAACTTTTTCTTATAAATAGTATTATTATTGAAAAAATTACGCTAAAAGATAAGGAATTGCATACACAGCATCTTGCAAAAGCGTTTTAATTTCCAAATCCACATCTTTCGCCATAAAAACCTTGCACTTGTCTGCCTTATATAAAAAAGAGATGAATTTCTTTATGTCGTGTCCCAAATATTCCAAATCTGTCAGCGAAATTCCAAAAACAACATCTCCCCCGTTGCAATAATAACACATATTATTATATAGGTAAAAGACACCTTCCCCTTTAACCATTTCCTTAAAAAACTTACACATCTCTTTCTTTTCCATTATAAAAAGATTGATAAAGATGTATTTTATTT